TGATAGGTTAACGGGAAAGATAAATAGAAGGAGGGGATGGAAACATCCTCTCCTTTTTTCTTTTGGAGAAAAACATGGCAGAAATCAATGTATCTGATGCAAGTGGTAAACAGCCAAGAAAAGGTGGGTTTTATGCGAATCAACCCTCAAACAAAAACTTTTTGGAACCAACGGGATTCAAATTGGAAATCCCTAAAATACCAAATACCACATTTTTTTGTCAGAGTGTAAACATTCCTGGTATAGCAATAAGTGAAGTCGAACAACAAACAGTTTTCAATCCTATTTTATATCCAGGTGGAAAGGTTGAACATGAAAATTTTACCGCCAGTTTCATAGTCAATGAAAACTTGGAAAATTGGTTGGAAGTATACAAGTGGATAAGAAGCTGCAGCACATACAAGAATTATGATGATGTAGTTCCTGTCGATAAGAGTTTGGTGAGTGATGCAGTTTTATTCATTCTTTCGAGTAAAAACAATCTGATTGCCAAAGTATCATTTCAAGGATTGTTTCCAAAATCTTTGTCTTCAATTGATTTTGACTATGGAGACACTGAGCTTGAAGCATTGAACGCATCTGTTGATTTCGCATTTACCAGTTTTGAAGTAGAAGTTTCTTGACTTTCCTAAAATGAGTGTTATACTTCGTTTATGACATTTGACGAAATTAAAAAAATGGTGGAAAAAGATGTCGTAATCGACGACACCGAATTGGACAAGGAGTCAACACGAACTCCGCAGTTGCACAACAAGTATCTATCTTTGTATCATGATATAAGATTGTCAAAGAAGAAATATGAAACTGAATATAGAATATTGCGAAAGAAAAAGTGGGAGTATTATACGGGAAGAATATCCGATGAAGATCTGAAGGAATACGGCTGGGAACCATTTCAGCAAAAGGTTCTTCGCCAAGACTTGGACATATTCTTGGAATCCGATTCGGATCTCATCAAGTTGAGAGCAAAAATAGAATATCAGAACGAAAAGTGTGAATACTTGGAAAGCGTTGTCAAATCCATTTCTGCAAGACAATGGACCATTCGCAACGCGATTGAGTGGAGAAAGTTCACACACGGAATAAACTAATATGGAAGAAAAGGTCTACATAGAATACAAAGACAATGCATATTTGCGTGTCTTTGCTGATGAATCTCTAGAGAGAAACATTTGTGATTACTTTACTTTTGAAGTTCCAAATGCTAGATTCACTCCCGCATACAGAAAAAGAGTTTGGGATGGGAAGATTCGTCTATACAACATTCACACTAAATGCATATATGCTGGTCTCTTTGACTATCTGTTGGAATATTGTGACCAAAGAAACATCAGTGTCAAGATAGATTCTCGGATACCATTCAACGAGAACAAGTTCACCAAGGAAGATATAGAGAATTACTTTGAGAAGGAATTGAAACCACATTCCAGCGGTAAAAACCTCAAACCACATGAACATCAGATAGAGGGTGTTCTCAAAGCTTTAAATCTTCGTCGTTGTCTTCTTCTTTCTCCCACTGCATCTGGAAAGAGTTTGATCATATACTCTCTTCTTCGCTATTACCAAAACATCATATCTCCAAACGAAAAGATACTCATCATAGTTCCGACCATTTCACTTGTTCTTCAAATGTATAGTGATTTTGAAGACTATTCTTCAAAGGACAAATCTTGGAATGTGGAAGACAATTGCCACAAGATTCACGGTGGGCAGGAAAAAAACACAGATAAACAAGTAGTCATATCCACATGGCAAAGTATATACAAAGAGAACGAAAAGTATTTCAAGGATTATAGAGTCGTCATCGGCGACGAGTGTCATCTGTTCAAGGCCCAATCACTCACATCCATCATGACCAAACTCAAGGATTGTCCATATAGAGTCGGATTGACGGGAACACTTGATGGTTCAAAGACACACAAACTGGTCATTGAAGGATTGTTTGGTAAAGTTCAAAAGGTCATTACGACAAAGGACTTGATGGACAAGAAACTTCTTTCTCCTCTCAAAATCAAGTGTATTGTTCTCGACCATACCAACAAGAACAAGGAAGCCTGCAAGGACTTGAAGTATCCACAAGAGATTGAACTCATCATAAATAATAAAGAGCGCAATGAATTTATTCGCGATTTGACGACAAAAACGAAAGGAAACACACTTGTCCTTTTTCAATATGTTGAGAAACACGGAAAGATTCTTTATGAGATGATAAAGAAGAAGGAATCAAAGAGGAAAGTGTTTTTTGTATTTGGCGGAACCGAAGGAGAAACCAGAGAGCAGATTCGTGCTATAACAGAAAAAGAAGCAAGAAAAAGAGAGGTTATATTGTTTCATTTTGGAAATAATGTAATTGAGTGTAACCCCGACGAAAATGTTGTTTTATCCAATAAAACAACAAAACTAGCTAAAGACATCACTGAAAATGATGACATTGAGGAAAATTGGATTATAAATAAAAATAGTCAAAGTTTTCCACCGGAATAAACATGAAAAAATATGTCATCTACAAAATAATAAATAAAGTAAATAAAAAATATTATATCGGTAAGCATGTGACTGAGGATATAAATGATGACTATTTTGGATCTGGTAAATTGATTCAGAAAGCTATTAAAAAATACGGAAAAAATAAATTTATAAAAAAAATATTATTCGTTTTTGATAATGAAAAAGACATGATTGAAAAAGAAGTTGAATTGTTATCTGAAAGAAATATATATCCCACAAACAAAAAATCTTATAATTTAAATTTGGGTGGTGATGGTAGTTTTGAATATATTAATAAAAATAATTTATCAAATACAGAAATATTAAAAAAACAAAAATCTGAAAAAATGAAAAAATATTGGACTGAAGAGAGAAAACTAAAAAAATCTCTTGATATGAAGAGATATAATGAAGAAAATGGGACCGAACGATATAGTGTTGGTTTAAAAAAACGATATGAAAACATGACTAAATTTGAGTGGGAATCTTTTGTGGAATCAACTTCTTTAGCAAATAAAAATATAAAAAAGAGAAAAGATGCTTCGGTAAAAATAAAGAAAAAATGGAAAGATCCAAATTTTCGTGAAAAAATGAAAAAAAGAAAAACTAGAGGTAGTGATGGGAGTGCTTTGAAAAAACTTTGGGAAGATCCAAATTTTCGTGAAAAAATGTTGTCGTCTAGGAAAAAAAATGAAGCCAAATAAAATTACTAAAGAGATGAAAGGAGGCGAAGGTAGTATTATAGTTGCTTCCTTCGGAACCTTTCTCAACAGGAATCAACATCAAGAGTTTGCAGAACATCATATTTGCTTCACCATCAAAAAGTAGAATTCGTGTTCTTCAGAGTATTGGAAGACAGCTCAGAAAAAGTGAGGGAAAGAAGATAGCAACACTCTTTGACATTGCAGATGACCTTTCGTGGAAAAGTCGCAAGAACTACACTTTGAAGCACATGGTTGAGAGAGTAAAGATATACAACGAAGAAAAATTTGACTACGATATAACTAGAATAACTATGGAAGGGGAAGAAGCATGAGTAAAAGACCCAGACATAGAGTTTTGAAACTCAGAGACGGATCCGACATAATAGGAAGAGTCGTAAAAGTCGATTCCGAAGGAATTGTTGTTGATAGACCGATGATGTATTCAATAGTTCCTGTTACTGAGAATGGTAAGATAAAGTATTTCAGTATTTCCTTCCGAAAGTGGTTTGAATTTGCCAAGACGCAAAGATACTACTTTCCGAAGGAATTTATCATTGCCCATTCAGAACCGGAAAAGGAACTAATACGAGATTATGTTCAAGCAAAGAAGTCCAACGATTTCATTGACGAAGCTCTATCGGAAATTGACGAAGAAGACTTGCAAGGTGTGAACATAGAGGATATACTTGAACAACTGAAAGAAGTAGCACCAGACATGGAAGATGCTGACATAGGATTCTTCGGAGATTCTGGAAACACTGCTTCGGAGAAAAGTTCAAGAAAACAGAACAATGATGACGATGATGATATATGGAGAGGGATACCAAGATTTCAATGAGGGAATAAAACATGGCAAAACGCAAACCTGAAAACTACATAGACAATAAAGAATTTCTGAAAGCAATGATAGAGCATAAAAAGCTCATAAAGAAAGCCAAGAAGGAAGACAAACCAATTCCAGGCGTAAGTAACTACATAGGTAAATGCTTTCTGGACATTGCAACCAATCTGGCAAGAAAGCCAAACTTCGTCAACTACATATTCAAGGAAGACATGATAAGTGATGGTGTTGAGAATTGCTTGATGTATGTTGACAACTTTGACCCCAAGAAATCTCAAAACCCCTTTGCGTTCTTCACGCAAATCATCTTCTATTCTTTTCTACGGCGAATACAGAAAGAGAAGAAGTATCTTTATACCAAGATGGCATATTTTCGTGAAATGGATTATCGCAAGGAATTCAAGAACTGGGCAGTCAAGAACGATATGGTTGATTCCGATTCAAACGACCCATATCTTGCGTTTTTCAATTTGAACGAAAAGGACTTGGAGAACTTCACGAAGAAGACCACCAAGAAGAAGACAACAAAGAAGACAAGTAAAAAAAAAGTAGTCGCCGTGGAAAAGAATAACTTGGGAAATTATTTGGAATGAAAGTAGCTATAATAGGGGATACTCATTTCGGCGCCAGAAACGACGCAGAGTTATTTCTGAATCACTTTCTGACATTCTTTGAGGAACAGTTTTTTCCATACCTCAAAGAGAACAACATTGATACTGTGATTCATTTGGGAGATTTCTTTGACCGTCGCAAGTATGTGAATGTGAACACATTGAATCAAGTTCGCAAGAGGTTTTTGAGCAAACTGGAGGGAATCAAGTTTCATTGCATTCTCGGTAATCACGACACATATTACAGAAGCACCAATGAAGTCAATTCATTAAAAGAAATTTTGGGAGAACGGTATTCGTCATTCATTCTACACGAAGAACCTGTTACAATGGATTTGGCGGGGTTGAGCATTGCGTTGGTTCCTTGGTTGAACAAGAGAAACGCAAAGGATTTTCTGTCTTTCATCAAGAAATGCCGTGCCAAGATTCTGATGGGACACTTTGAAATCAATGGGTGTGAAGTGATTCCTGGCTTGAAATTCCGAGATGGTTTGGAACCCAAATTGTTTTCACGATTCGATGCTGTATACAGTGGTCATTTCCACGCAAAGCAATCCAAGGGAAACATACACTATTTCGGAACTCCATATCAAATCACGTTTTCCGATGCGAACATGAAGAAGGGGTTTCATGTTCTTGACACTGAAACTGGAGAGTTTGAGTTTGTGGAGAACGAAAACAAGATGTTCCATGTCTTTGTATATGATGAAAACGAGGAATTGAACAAGGAAGATTTCAGGAACAAATATGTAAAGATTCTTGTTGACAGAAGAGAAGGAAGAAGTAACAATGGAGTTGACTTGTTGATTGACGAGTTGAATTCTCTTCCTGTAGCAAATCTCACTGTTGTTGAATTGGACGATGAAAATTCAACAGAGGAAGAGAAGATTGATTTGCAGAAAGATACTTTGACCATAATCTCAGAAGAGATTGATCGCATGGGTATAAATAGTCCAGAGAAGCTTAAGAAGATCATCAATGAACTTTATGTTGAGTCGTTGAATATTTGAAAGGAAATGAAAATGAGTAATATCAGACTAATTCGCACGCAGAGTAACGAAGAAATCATCGCAGAAGTGGTTGAGGAAACAGAGCAGGGAATCTCGTTCAAGAATCCTTGTGTTCTTGGCCCAACCGAAAAGGGACTTGGGTTCTTTCCTTGGATGCCTTTTGCTGAATTGGATGGATTCGTTCTTCCAAAGAGTGAAATTCGTTACACTTTAGTTCTTAAGAGTGAGTTGAGAAACGAATATGCCAATGCATTCAGTAAGTTGGTCACTCCCGATTCAAGCTTGAAGTTGGTTCAGTGATCTTATATTAAAAAATATTTTGATTAAAAAGGCAACGCAGGGAGATTAGAATTCTAATCTCCCTTTTCCAGTCTATAACTGTCAGATTCAAAGTGTTCCGTGGAAAATTCAAATAATTCTGTGTTCTCTAAAGCGATCATTCTGTGTCTTAGTTTTCTGTAAATATGAAATGAATCGCCTTTATATAAGGTAATTTCTGAAGCAGAGTTTATATCATCTCCATCAGAATAGAGTAAGAGTATTTTTCCGCTTTGGACATAAAAGGTTTCATCTTTTAA